TGTCTTCGCCGAAGAGCGCATTGCCCAGGCCAGCGCCGAGTTTTCCGATGAGGACTGGCAGAACGGCCTGGAGCTGGATAAATCCGGCCATGTGAAGAACACCCTGCACAACCTGACCCTCATTCTGGAGAACGACCCCAACCTCAAGGGCGTGGTGTTTAACCAGCTCCTGGACGGGATGGAGATCAAGGGCGAGGTGCCCTGGAAGCATCCCTCCAAGTTCTGGCGGGACGCCGATGACGCCCAGCTCATCAGCGATGTGGACGCCCACTACGGCACCTTCTCCGCCCGGAACTACGACATCGCTGTGACCAAGGTGGCGGATGACCGGGCCTATCATCCCATTCGGGAGTTCATCGAAAGTCTGCCGGAATGGGATAAGGTTCCCCGCGTGGACACCCTGCTGGTGGACTATCTGGGCGCCGGCAACACCGCCTATGTCCGGGCGGTGACCCGGAAGACCCTCTGCGCCGCCATCAGCCGGGTGCTGCGTCCGGGCTGCAAGTTCGACTCCATGCTGGTGCTCAACGGTCCCCAGGGTGTGGGCAAGAGCACCCTCATCGCCAAGCTGGCCGGAGAGTGGTTCTCAGACAGCCTGAACCTGGGCGACACCAAGGACAAAACCGCCGCCGAGAAGCTCCAGGGGTACTGGATCTTGGAGATCGGTGAGCTGGCCGGGCTGAAGAAAGCCGAGGTAGAAACGCTGCGCTCCTTCCTCTCCCGGCAGAACGACATCTATCGCGCGGCCTTTGGCAAACGGGCCACGCCCCATCTGCGCCAGTGCGTGTTCTTCGGCACCACTAACGCCGAGTCCGGGTATCTGCGGGACACCACCGGCAACCGCCGCTTCTGGCCGGTCAAGACCCCCGGCAGCGGAAAGAAGCAGTCCTGGAACCTGACCCACGAGGAGATCCTCCAGATCTGGGCGGAAGCCCTGGTGTATGTGCGGCAGGGTGAGAAGCTCTACCTCTCTCCCGAAATGGACGCGCTGGCCAAAGATGAGCAGCGGGAAGCCATGGAGTCCGATGAGCGCGAGGGGCTGGTGCGGGAGTACCTGGACACCCTGCTGCCGGAACGCTGGGCGGAGATGGACCTCTTTGAACGCCGCAACTTCCTCACCGGCTCCGACTTCGGCGGCCTGCAGGAGAAAGGGACGGTTCGGCGTACCAGCGTGTCCAACATGGAGATCTGGTGCGAGTGCTTCGGCAAGGAACGGGCCAACCTGCGCCGTACCGACAGCAACGAACTGACGGGCATCCTCGCTCGGCTGGGCTGGAAGCGGGCGGATAACAAGGTCAGGATTCCCCTCTACGGGCCGCAGTACGTTTTTGTTCCGAAGGAGTGTTCCAAGTGAAAAGACAAGCAGGCACAAAATCCGGGAACAAGTTCCAAGGGACAGCTCCGCACTCTGGAACCCTCGCCGGAACACCCCACGGGAACGGCGGAAGCCCCATAAGCGGCAAGGAAAACCGGCTTCCTTGTTCCTGTGTTCCTAACATTTCTTATATATCCAAAGATGTAAGAAATAGAGGTCATCAGCACGCGAAACACGCATATACGCGCGTAAAGGGATTTTTTCGTTCCCGGAACACAGGAGGTCAATATGCGTGAGAAAACCATTGAAGCGAAACTGGTGAAAGCCGTCCGAATCATGGGCGGTCTCGCACCCAAGTTTATAAGCCCTGGGTTTGATGGAGTGCCAGACCGCCTGGTGCTCCTCCCCCAAGGGAAAATCGCCTTCATTGAGCTGAAAGCGCCCGGCAAGGCGCTCCGGCCTTTGCAGATAAGGCGGAAACAGCAGTTGGAAGCCCTGGGCTTTCCGGTGTACTGCATCGACAGCCCAGAGCAGATTGGAGGGATACTCGATGAAATACAGTCCTCATAAATACCAGACCTACGCCACGGACTTCATCCTGGAGCATCCCGTTTCGGCGGTGTTCCTCGACATGGGCCTTGGCAAGAGCGTCATCACCCTGACCGCCATCTTCGACCTCTGTCTGGACAGCTTCCTGGTTCGCAAGGTGCTGGTCATCGCCCCGCTCCGGGTGGCGCTGGACACCTGGCCCAGCGAAATTGAGAAGTGGGACCACCTGCGCGGCCTTACCTACTCGGTAGCGGTGGGAAACGAAGCCCAACGCAAAGCGGCGCTCCTGCAGAGGGCAAGCGTGTACATCATCAACCGGGAGAATGTTGGATGGCTGGTGGAAAGCAGCGGATTGCCCTTTGACTACGACATGGTGGTCATCGATGAGCTGTCCTCCTTCAAAAGCTACCAGGCCAAGCGGTTTCGCGCGCTTCTGAAGGTGCGGCCCCGCGTCAAACGCATCGTGGGGCTGACCGGCACGCCCTCCTCCAATGGGCTGATGGACCTGTGGGCGGAATTTCGCGTTCTGGATATGGGCAAACGCCTGGGGCGGTTTATCACCCATTACCGCACCGCCTTCTTTCAGCCGGATAAGCGAAACGCCCAGGTGGTGTTCTCCTACAAGCCCCTCCCCGGAGCCGAGGATGCCATCTATGAGAAAATTTCCGACATCACCATCTCCATGCGGGCGGGCGACTATCTGGATATGCCGGAATGCGTGATGAACGAGGTCAAGGTCACCCTCTCCGAAAAGGAGCGGCAAGCCTACGACACCATGCGCTCAGAGCTGGTGCTCTCCCTGGGCGGTGAAGAGGTGGACGCCGGGAACGCGGCGGCTCTGGCGAACAAGCTCTCCCAGATGGCCAACGGCGCGGTGTATGGGGAGGACAAAAAGATTCTCCCGCTTCACGACCGAAAACTGGACGCTCTGGAGGATCTTATCGAAGCCGCCAACGGCAAGTCCGTCCTGGTGGCCTACTGGTTCAAGCACGATCTGGAGCGCATCCGCGCCCGGTTTCCCGTCCGGGAAATCAAGACCGCCCAGGGCATCGCCGATTGGAACCAGGGGAAAATTCCGGTGGCGGTCATCCACTCGGCCTCCGCCGGCCACGGTTTGAACCTGCAGGCCGGAGGCTCCACCCTGATCTGGTTCGGGCTGACCTGGTCGCTGGAACTTTACCAGCAGACCAACGCCCGGCTCTGGCGGCAGGGGCAGAAAGCCCAAACCGTGGTCATCCACCACATCATCACCAAGGACACCATCGATGAGCGGATCATGTCCGCCCTTCGCAGAAAAGACAAAACACAATCCGCTCTCATTGACGCGGTCAAGGCCAATTTGGAGGTGTAACATGACATCGAAAGAATACTTATCCCAAGCCCGGCTGCTGGATGCCCGGATTAACGCCAAGATTCAGCAGGTTTCGGCGCTGAACGATTTAGCCACCCACGCCACCGCCACCCTGACGGGGATGCCCCGGAATCCCAGCCGGTCTGAGTCCCGCATGGCGGAAGCGGTGGTCAAAATCATCGACCTGCAGAATGAAATCAACCACGACATCGATGAGTTGGTGGACTTGAAGCGGGAGATCACCCGCCGGGTGAAATCCATCCCCAACGACGAGTATCAGCTCCTGTTGGAGAAGCGGTATCTGTGCTTCATGCCCTGGGAGAAGATCGCCGTGGACATGGGCTATTCCATCCAGCACATCTACCGTCTCCACGATTGGGCGCTGCGGGAATTTCCCGTCCCCCAGGAAACATGAGAGTTCGATGTATTGAATGAGAGTAGCTCCGTAGTGTATCATTAAAATTGCCAAGATAACAAGGACAGCCTCATGGGAGCCATCCCGTGGGGCTTTTCTTATGCCCGAAGGGAGGTGGAACGGTGCCGACAAAACCCAAGCGCCCCTGTTCGTACCCTGGATGCCCCAAGTTGACGGACGGCAGGTTCTGTGAGGAGCACGCCAAAACGGAGGCCAAACGCTACGAGAAGTACGACCGTGACCCGGCTGTACGCCGCAGGTATGGCCGCGCCTGGAAGCGCATCCGCGACCGGTACATCCAGGAGCACCCGCTGTGCGAGCTGTGTCAGCAAGAAGGCAGGCTGACCCCCGCCGAGGAGGTCCACCACAAGAAGCCGCTGGCGGAAGGCGGAACCCATGCGCGGGACAACCTCATTGCCCTGTGTAAATCCTGTCACGCCAGAATCCATGCCCAGCGCGGTGACCGCTGGCACAAGCATTGACCCGGTAGGGGGATGAAAATCTCTACAGCCTGTGGGCCGTGCAACGGGCCGGGGGTCTCGCGCACAAAATCGCGGTTTCAAAGGGGGTATATACCCCCGGATTGAGAAAGGAGGAAATCTGTGGCCAAAGACGGTACCAACCGCGGCGGCGCCCGTGCTGGTGCCGGCGCAAAGAGAAAGCCCCTCGCCGATAAAATCGCCGAGGGCAATCCCGGCAGAAGGAAGCTGACTGTCATCGACTTTCAGGACACAGCCGATTTAGAAGGTCAGCCCATGCCGAAACCGTCAGCCATGCTGTCCGCCACCCAGAAGGATGGCAAGACGCTGGTCGCCGCCGAGGTCTATGAGAAGACCTGGACCTGGCTGGCGGAGCGGGGATGCGCCGCGCTGGTTTCCCCGCAGCTTTTGGAGCGATACGCCATGAGCGTGGCCCGCTGGATACAGTGCGAAGAAGCCATTACCGAATACGGTTTTCTCGCCAAGCACCCCACCACAGGGAACGCGATCCAAAGTCCCTATGTGGCGATGAGCCAGAACTTCATGTCCCAGACCAACCGCCTGTGGATGGAGATCTACCAGATCGTCAAGGAGAACTGTTCCAGCGAGTATGGTGGGGCCACGCCCCAGGACGATGTGATGGAGCGGCTGCTGTCCGCTCGGAAAGGAAAATGAGTATGACCAAATATAAAACGGCTGAAAGCGTCCGGCGCGGTCACCCGGACAAGCTGTGCGACCTGATCGCCGACAGCATTCTGGACGAGTGTCTGCGGCACGACCGCTATTCCCGCTGCGCCTGCGAGGTTATGGCCACCAAGGGGAAAATCTTTGTCTGCGGGGAGATCACCTGTGCAGCAAAGATTAACATCCGCTCGGTGGTTCGGGAAGTCCTCCGCAAAGTGGGCTACAACCCCATGAAATTCATCGTGTTCGTCTATGTCCACCGGCAGAGTCCCGACATCGCCGGCGGCGTGGATTCCGCGCTGGAAGTGCGGGATGGCGGCAGCGAGGATGTGTTCGCCACCACCGGCGCCGGCGACCAGGGCACCGTGTACGGCTACGCCACCAGGGAAACCTGGACCCGTCTGCCCGTCCCTGTGGTTTTCGCAAACGACATCTGCAAAGGTCTGGACGAAGCGATGCAGGATGGAACCATCCGGGGCATTGGTCCCGATGGCAAAGCCCAGGTGACCGTGGTGTATGAGGACGGAAAACCCGTGGGTGTGAAAAACATTGTGGTGTCCGTCCAGCACGATGAAGGAAAAAATCTGGAGGAGCTTCGGCGGGAGATCATCTCCGAGGTGCTGTATTCCATTCTGGACCGTTTCGGCTTCCCCAAGGACGTGGAGATCCTCGTCAACCCTTCCGGCAGGTTCGTGGAGGGTGGTCCCGCCGCCGATACCGGCCTGACCGGCAGGAAGCTGATGGTGGACACCTATGGCGGTCTTGCCGCCCATGGCGGCGGCGCCTTCTCCGGGAAGGACCCCACCAAGGTGGACCGCTCCGCCGCATACATGGCCAGAGCCATTGCTCGGAACGTGGT